GCGCTGGCCGCTCAGCCCGGCCGAGCGCGCCATCCCCTGCGTGGCCGTGGCCTTCTGACCCATGCCGAGCTGCATGATGGTGCTCAGCCCCGACGTGTAGGCGTCGTCGATCTGCTGCTCGGCCAGGCCCAAGCCCATGCCGGTCGAAGCCGCGCTGTCGTCACCGAGGCCGGTGAGCGCGAGCTTTGACTTGGACGATCCGAGCCCCACGGTGTTTGCGAGGCCGCTCTCCAGCTTGTCGCCAGCGCCCGCAAAGCGCGCGGCGGTCTCGGTGGAAGCGATGCCCTTCGCCTGGCGGCGCTGGGCTGAACCTTGATCGCCCATCCCGGCGACGGACTTGGCCAAGTTGCGTTGGACCGGAAGCCAGCGGGACTTGTAGTCCAGCAGGCGGTTCATAGCGAGATCAGCCAGAGCGCGCTCGCGCTCAGTCTCCTTGACGCCTTCCTTCTTGCCGCTCATCGACGTATCGCCAGAACTCGCTTTCGCCTCTCGGCTTCCATGCGGGCCCCAGACGTCGCGCCCAGCCTCTTCGCACGGATCGAAACGCCACCTTGGTGGCCTTCAGATCGCGTGCCACGGCGAGCACAGCGGGTTCTGCTGCTGCGAAGGCTCCGTGTCGTGCGGCAATGGCCAGCAGCACGAAGGCTTCGAGTTGGTCGGCATTCTCCCCGGGCTCAAGCGTGATGACAAACGTCCCATGCGGCCCCGTGAAAGCGAGCGCGCGGCCGGCGCTGTAGGCGTTGAGCGCATCCTCGGCGCCCGGTGGCAGCGGGCCGAGGTTCGACCAGGTCGCGGCCAGGTCGGCCAGTTCGTAGAGCGTCCCCGAACAGCTCACGGCACCGTGAAGATGGGATCGCCGTCGATGCCGTCGTTGTTCTCGATGCTGATGCCGCCGCCGCTGCTCGTGACGAACACGCGCGTGGTGAGGGTGTCGCCAGCCTTGACCAGGAAGCCATCGGGCAGGTCCAGCAGGCCCAGCATCGGCCCGAGCTTGCGGCGCAGCAGTCCCCACGTCACGGGTGTGAAGTCATCGAACGGGGAACCGTAGAGGTCTTCGCTGACGAGCAACGCCAGCTCGGGCTGCACGAAGAGCGCAGAGGAAGTCACCGCGACGCCGAGCGGAACGGCATAGGCTTCATAGGACGGGCTCTGCGTGACGCCACCCACAGCCGCATAGACGGCGCGGCCTGGTTCCAGGCTGACGCCCGACACCGACATCGTCCCGTACCGACGAACCACGACGATCGCACCAGCTGCACCGGCGGCCTCGGTGAGGCCGATCACCGCGTTGACCGTCAGCGGGTCGGACGGGTCCACCGGGCTGACGGTGTCGGTGCCCGTGGGGTAGACCGGCACGCCTGCCGCCGTGGCGACGTCCAAGCGCATCGACACACGCGACGAATCGAACCGGGCCTGCAAGGCGGCGATCTGCTCGCGCATCTGCCGCAGTTCTTCCTGCAGCTGCGCGACCGTGGACACGAGTCCGCCGGCGGCGCTGTTGGCCGTGAGCTGCGTCACCACGGTGACTTGCCCCTGCAGCTTTGCGAGGTCGGCCCAAAGCCGCTGGAACACACCGTTGATCTCGCGCGGAGTGGCCTCGCGCACCCCGATGTTCTGCTGCCGGGCCGTCACCATCTCAGCTCAGCTCCATGACGTCTTCGGACAACTGCACCGTGCGCACGCGCGACGTGCCGATGAACTCGATCTCGACGGTGTCGTAGCCCTCGGCCATGGGCAACGTGAAAGGGTTGCCGTCGCTGATCACCCGGTTGAAAAACATCGCACCGTCCGCGTACAGGCGCAGCACGAGGTTGTCGAAGTCCGCGGCCTTGACCTGGCAGACCTGGAACGCAGTCGGCAGTGGCAGCAGGTGCAGCTTGCCCCGCCAGCGGTAGACGATGTGTCCGTCGCCGGCCTCGGCATTGAATTCGTAGATCGTGGCGCCGTCAGGGTCCGGTGCCGTGCTGGGCAATGGCAAGTAGGCGTCGCTGGGCTCGTTGACTTCGTCGAGCACCAGGAACAGCTTGTCGGTCAGTGGGTCGGCGTGCGCTGCGGTCGCATGGAAGGACAGGGGCGCCAGGCCGAAGCCATCGGCCTTCATGTCGAGGGCGAGTGCAGCGCCCTCCCCCTCGGCCTCATAGAACATCCAGTAGACGTCGTCGTGGGCGAGCGCGCGGATGGTTTCAGGTGCGAGGGCTTGCCATTGGTCGCGCGTGAACACGCCGCTCGTGAGGTTGCGCACTTGCCCCGTGCCGGCCACGGCGATCAAGCCGTCGGGCGAGGCGAACACCACGCCGATCCCGGTCAAGTACGCCAGCGAGCGCTGCGCAACGCAGGCCTGCGGAACCTCCAACTTGCTCATGCCGTAGGTGGCAGGATCGTTGCCGGTGGCGAGATAGATGAAGTTCTCGGTCCCGATCACCACCGTGGTGTCAATGTTGCCGATGGCCACGATGTCGGTATCGACGGTGAGGCGGTAGCTCACCGGCCATGCGTGCGGGTAGTTCTGCGCGGAGAAGCACAGCTGGTTGCCGACGAAGCCCACCATGACGCCGTTGGGCAGCGCAAGGATGCCGCGCAGGCCGACAGGGGGCAGGTCCCATTCCTCGGACGGCAGCAGCTCGCCGAGTTCCGTGTCGTCGAGAGCGTCGATGAACTCTTCTTGCGCCAACGGAATCTCGGTCACCAGCCGGTACACCGTGCCGGTGGCGCCGGTCACCGCGCGATAGATGCGCTTCGTGGCGATCCCGAATTCCGGGTCGAACCCCGATGGCACGCCGCCCTCGGTGGTCACCGTGATGGCCACGCCGTCGGGGCGCAGCACCGTGGCGCTGGGCAAGCTCGGCGCGCTCTCGTCGCCGACGTCGTTCACGTAGGTGAAGAGGTAGGCCGTGGCGGTGTTGACCGGCGTGTAGTTGGTCGAGCCCGTGGCCTGCACGCGGTAGTTGTCGTAGCGCGTGAAGTACTGGGTGGGGACGGCATCGTCGTTGATGCCGTTGGCGAAGCCGCACATGTCGCCGTCGTCGAAGGTGCTGGTAGCAGTGACCTCACCCAGGCTTGTGCCCGACGGGTCTTCAATCCACGCCGTGACGGTCTTCTGTCCGTTTTCCTGCCGCACGACCGTGACGTGCAACGAGTTCCAGACGTCCGCGGCGGGCCCGCAAGCCACGGCGGCGAGGTCGGCTCGCCCGAAGATGCAGCCCCACCCTGCGGCCTTGGCGATGGTGAGAACCGAATCGTTGTACCAGACACGGATGCCGGAGCCGCCGGCGGTGCACGCCACGTTGACGCAGGCCTGCCACCGGTTGATCAGCATGAAGTCCACCGACACCGTGAGCACGTTCACGCCGGTCACGCCGAAGTCACGGTAGGCCCAGGCCTCTTGCCCGGGGTCGCGGTTCTCGTCGTAGGTGCACAGGTAGCTCGGGGCGGGGTTCCCAGCATCGCCAACCTGCAGGACGGTGGCATACCGCGAGCCGATCAGCGGCGGGTTCGTGGTCCAGTCCGTGGCGAGCTTGTCCCCCTCGTCGAGCACGTCGATGGTGAAGCTCGTCGGGTTCGGGTCGATGCCCGCGGCGACCGTTGGCACAGAGGTGGGCCCTGGGACTCCGAGCGGCCGAGTCTCGACGGGGTACGGCGCCGCGCCGGTCGTGGCCATGGCGTAGTTCGTCCACTGCGGCCGGTCGTAGAGATCGGGGCCCGTGAGGTAGGTGCGCATCGTGGTGTCGCCGGCAATTGCGCCGCGCGCCACGTCCACGTCCGCGCCCCACGACAGCCATGCGTCGCCCAGCTTGAAAATCGTGCGCACCGGCGCCGCGGTGGCCAGGCTCTGTTCGCTGGCGAATTGCCGCCACGCGTCCAGATCGCCCGACAGCAGACGCGCGTTGGTGGCGTCCTGCGCAGCGTTGTCTGGCAACGCCCGCGGGGTGATGCGCGGGGCCTCGCCGCGGTACGAGGTGGTTTCGACCTTCACGCGTCACACCGGGTTCGTGAGGTCGCCGTACAGCACGTAGTTGTTCGGCGAAAGCCATCGAAGAAAAGCGACGGCGTGCGGGCCTCGAAGCGCGGGGCCGAGGCCGCTGCGGTATTCGACATTCGTGCCGCCGTCACCTCCGACAAACAGGTAGCCCGAACCGCCCTGGTAGAACATCACATCGCCGCCTCCGGCGTCGTCGAAGAGGCCGGAGGGAACAACGAGGCTCGCCGAGTCATTGGACGTCCATGCAATGGCGTTGTTGCGGTCGGTTTCGAGCACGTCGCCGCCATCTTCCAGGGTCCGCCAGGTGCGGTCACCGCCGCCCCCGCCTTCAGCGGTCACGGTGATGATGTTCGACGAGGTCCCGGTCCCCCGCGTCGCCGTCGTGCCGGTGGAGAAGTTCACCGTGTCGGCGTCGCGTCCCCCGAGGTTCACACCGCCGTTCTGGAACTGCAACCCGAGCGGGAATTCCTGCGGGGTCTGCGGAGGAAAGCCGGTTGCTGGGGTGATCTCGAAACCTGGCATCACACTCTCCCGACGATGAAGGGCCGCTTGCGGGCCACGACGACCCCGGCGTTGTATTCGCGCTGCTCGTCGGCGCGGGCGTTGTTGATGGCCGCCTGAAACGCGCGGCGGCGGCGCTCGGCCTGCAAGGGATCGGTCCACGGCTGGTCGGGAATGTCGAGCAGGTAACCCAGCGCCCCGTCTTGCAGCGCCTGGTCCCACTTCACGAGCAGCGACTCGGGGATCGAGTTCGTGCCTTTGGTCGGTTGCAGCACCAGCGTCACCGTGAGGTCATAGACCGCATCGGGGGTCGGGTACAGCGCGATCTGACCTTCGGGCACGTAGGCGTACCGGGTGGGGTGCGAGGGCCGCGTACCCGTGGGCCAGGTCGTCGTGGCCGACACGTGCAGCGGCCACGCCGTGGTGTTGCCCGAGGTGCGCGCGGCAGACGCAGCTTTGAGCCCGACGATCTCGAGCACCTGGTCGCTGCCGAGGTTGTAGAGCGACGTCCCCGCCTCGGTCTGCCCGGGCAGCGTCGAGCGCAGCCAGCGCGATTCGCGGCAGAACTTGCGAGCTGCCCGCACGTAGGCTGCGATCAGGGTGGGGTCGGGCGCCTTGCGCACGATCTGCGCGACATCGGCGATCACGTCGAAAACTGCGACGTTCGGCATGGCTACATCCCCACGTTCTGGTTGACCTTGGGAGCCACCGCGACCTGTGCCACGCTCTTGAGGCCGAGGCTTTGCCGGAACTCCTGCATGTAGCCGCCCGACTTGCCGAGGTCTTGCCGCTTCGTGTTCTTCGCATAGGCCCGGGCCAGCGTGAAGCACTCCAACGGGTACTGGTAGACGTCGAGCAGGCCGATTTCTTCGCCGAGAGCCACGGCGGCCGGCGTCATGCCGTAGAGCACTTCGAGGCTACCGGTCCCGTCGTTGGGCGGGGCCACATCGAAGCGGCGCGGGTCGCGCGGGTCGGCACACCAGTGCATCACGCCGGACTCGGGTGTTGCCGCTGGCCAGAAGCGGTTCATGTGGTCGAGCAACTCGCGGTCCACCAGCGTGGCGACGCGACCGGTGGCCTCGTTGTCGCCGCAGTCGAGGATGGCGACGCCGCCGGCGGGCAGCTGCTGCTTGGTGCCCGCCACCAGCGCCAGATACTCGCGCACCGTGTAGGCGTCAGGCTTGAGCAGCACGACGGTGCGCCGGGCCTCGTTGAGGTAGCCCAGCAGCTCGTCGTCGCTCCACGTCGCCGCCTGGGCGTCAATCAGCGTGACGCGGCAGGCGTTGACGATCACCGAGGCCAGCATCGGTCAGGTCTCGGTGTTGTCGCTGGCGCCACCGTCGGGCAGCACGCGCTGTGCGCGCACGGGATCCACACCGGCCAGCTTGGCGACGATCGAACGAATCTTGTTGAGGTGCAGCGCGGGGTCGATCAGCTCGCCGTACTCGTCTTCGGCGAACTTGATGAGGTCATCCTTCGACGCCTTGGCGATGTCAAAGGGTTCGTCGTCGGCCGGCGGCGCGGTGTTGATGACACGGCGGCGCTGCGGCTGCCCGGCGAGGTACTTCATGCGCTCTTCGAGCGTTGCCTTGATGTCGCCGTGATAGGGCCGGAAACGCTGCTTCTTGGCGATCAGCGGCACATTGGGCATGAGCACGCCGTCGTCGCGGATCAGGAACGGCACCGACTTGTTCTGGCGGTTCTTGCCACGGTGTTCGGCGACTCGCGCCTCGAATTTGTCGTCGATCATGGAGTTCTCCACATCAGGTGTGAAAAAGCCCCGGCCACGAATGGCCAGGGCTGGGGCTCAGCGCCGCGATCAGGAACCCGTCGGCGTGGTGCTGGGGGTCAGTGCGCGTTTGAAGGTGCCGGAGGTGCTGCCGCCGCCGCCCGGCTGGTTCGTGAGCGGCTTGTGCGGGTAGCGGGCCTTGGCCTTGCCGCCGTTTTTCTCGCGCTCGCCGCCGATGATGTTCGGGGTCTGCTTGATCGGCATGCCGGGGCCGTAGGGGGTCTTGCTCGTGTCCATCGTGATGGCTCCTTGTGTGAGCGTTGAAGGTGGACCGGGGAGACCTTTCGGCCTCCCCTGTCCGATCAGCCGCGGCTGATCACGGCGGTGCCGATGTAGCTCGGCTCGACGGCTTCGAAGCCGTAGACCATCAGGCCCTGGACCAAGTAGCCGAAGTCGTTGGGGTTGTCGATCATGCGCAGCTCGGTGATCTGCGAAGCGAACGTGAGTCCGGCCGAGTGGCCGAACATCGCGTAGGTCGCAGCGGCCGCCGGGCTGTTCTGCGTCAGCAGCGAGCGCGACTGGTAGATCGTGAAGCGATCCACCTCGCCGACCTTGCCGTTGCGCAGGATCGAGATGCCGTCACCGGTCAGGCTGGCGATCTTCAGATCGCTGCGCTTGATGCGGCTGATGGCCCAGGGCGGCAGCACCATCCAGCGGCCTTCGTCGCTGACGCTCTGCTCGTCGAGCACCTGGCCGCAGTCGACAACGAAGTCCACTACGTTGGAGGCGCTGATCGAGCGCGGCGCGGCGGCCGAGCCCATGTCGATGTCGTTGGAGTCGGCGCCGGCCGTGGTGCCGCTGTTGTCGGTCGACACGTCCGCCGGGATCGTCTCCAGCATGTCGGCATCGGCGGCGATGCGCAGCTTGATGCTGCCGTCGTTCGCAAAGATGTCGGCCATGTCCAGGTCGGACTGGCGGGCGTCCACCGTGCTCACGGCCACGGCAAAGCTCTTGCCCTGGTCGATCGACAGCGTCACCGAGTTGCGCGAGGGGTACTCGTTCGACAGGCCCTGGCCGATCACGTAGTCGCTCACGGTCACGTCCGGGATGGTCCGGATGATCACGTTCGAGCCCATGCCCGTGATGTCGCCCTCGTAGTCGGTCGAGGCGATCTCGCCGAAGACGGTGGTCTTGTAGAACTTCTCGACCAGCTTGCCCGAGTAGACCTCGGGGTCGTAATTGATGGTCCCGCTGGGACCGTAGTCCGGAATACCGGACGCGCGTGGCACACCCATGGTGTTCTCCTGAAGTGGTTGCCAGCCGCCTTAAGCAGCTGTTCTCGACTTCAGCCGTGCCTCGAACTCAGCCCGCTCTTTGTCCGTCACAAACCGTGGATCGCGCGGGTTGCGGATCGTCGAAGCGCGCTTGTAGAACTCGCGTTTCTCGGCTTCCGTGGGGTAACCCTGCCCAGGCGCAGCTGCAGCAGCTGCCGGGCTTGCCCCGGCCACCGTCGTGCGCGCTGGCGCAACAGGCGGTGCCGGGCGGTGCTGGCTCTTCTCGAACGCCTTGAAGACCGTGGCTACACCCGCAGCGTTGAGGCTGCTGCGGTGCTGGCTCAGGATCGCCTGGCGTTGCAGCCCCGAGGCTTCGTCGTCTTCGGCCAGCCATGCCAGCCAGGCGTCGGTCTTGTTGACCTCTTCCCAGCGGGGGAACAGCTCGGTGAGCTTTTCCCAGAACTGTTCGGCCTTGCGCTGCTTCTCGGTCTGAGCATCAGCGGCAGCCTTGTCCTTGATGGGCTTGACCTCGGCGTCGATCAATGCCTGGGCCTGCTGCTGCGCCGCCGTGATGGCGGCGTGTGCCATGGCCTGGCATTGGTCTTCGCCGAAACGTTCGATCTGTTCGGGGGTGAAGAACGTGGCCGCATCAGCGGATGGGCTCTTCACGGTGCCTGCTTCGAGCGCTTGCACTCGCGCTTTCAGTTCGGTGATCTCCAGATCCTTCGCCGCCAGCTGCTCGCCGTGCTGAACCTGCTGGGTTCGCAGCATTCCCTGGGTCACGTTGAAGCGTTGACGCCAGTAAGCCGGATCGTTCTCCCGTGGGTCGACCACGGGGGCAGGTGTTGCAGGGGCTGCGCTGTGTTCAGGCAGAAGGGAATCGGGGTCGGTGACGGCCGCCGCCGGAGCGTTCGCCACATCGGGCGGGATCGCTGCAACGGGGGCGGCGTTCTTCGCTTCGAGCTTGCTGTTGACGCGACGCATTTGCTCGCGCACGGCCCGAGGAAGGCGGGGGTCGTTCTGACTGGCTTCAGTCGTCATCTTGGCTCCACGATCCGACACGCACCTGTGGTGCTCATCGCGGGATTCGCAACGGTCGGAATGCGCGGAGGCGCGGTTTCCAGGGGGGCGGTCAGGTCAGCGCCAGGCCGTGGTGGGCCGTGGTTGTTCCGGTCGCTTGAGGGCCTGCGGGGCGTCGTTGACCAGGCTGATCAGCTCGTCGAGCTGTTGAGCGCGGCCCTGACAACGAAGCAGTTCCTCGCCGGACGCCCTGCGCAGTTTTGCGTCAGCGTCGCCCAGCATCTTTTTCAAGAGTTCGACCCAAGCCCGGCCTTCAGGCCGCGCGCCAAAGCTGCGCAGCGTTTGAAGTTCGTCGTTGGTCAACCTCATGGGCCGGGATTCTCAAACCCCCCTCAAACCCCGTCAAACGTGGGTCAGAGCAGGCGTTCAGCGAGGATGCGTGCGCGCCTTGCGTTCTCGGCCTTGAGGTCCACGGCCTTGGCCGTATCGGGGTCTGGCGCCGGGTCTTGGGGGGGATTCGTTGAGGGTTCGCGGGCGCTCGGCAGGATTGCCATCAGGGCTTCGTTCAGCGGGTCGCGCGGCGAGTCCATCGGGAGGGTCAGCGCGAGGTCGTGCTCGATGCGGCCGGTGCTCTCCGACACCAGCGCGATCACCTTGTCGAGCTTGGCGTCGAGCGCTGCGGCGGCGGACTCGATGCGCGCCATCAGGCGCTGCTCAAGTTCTTCGAGCGGGTCGACCGGCGGCGGTGCGGCCGGTACCGGCTCGGGTGTGGGCGTTGCGACTTCGGCCGGCGGGTCGGGCAGTGCTGGCGCGACGACAACTGCAACAGGCTCGGCGGGCGGCAGTTCCTGCGTGCGCTTCAGCAGGCCCAGCAGCAGCCCGCTTGCCCGCGCCTTGGGCTTGGCCGCCTTTGCCGGCTCGTCGCTGGGCTTGGCCTCGTCTTCCTCGCGTGCCGGCTTGAAGGTCAGGTTCTTGTGCTGCTTGCGCTTCTTGCCGTGCAGCGTCGGGTCCACTCGCGGCGTGTCGCCCGAGGAAACCGTGATCGTGACGGTCGCGCCCTCGGTGGACATGCTGCCCGCCGGTGGGGCTTGGCTGATGACGACGCCGACCGCAACGGTGCTGCTCGACTGCTGCACGACCTGCACCGCGAAGCCCGCGAGCTCCAACGCGGCGATGGCGTCGGCCTGCGCCAGCCCGACGACATCGGGCACGACGACCGGCTCGGCCGCCTGCCACGCAGTCCCAGCCCAGGCACCAGGGGCCCAGGCACCTGGTGCCCATGCACTCACGGCGAGCCGCCCCAGGCCGTCGTGGTGCTGCCGTTCTGTTGCACAGGGTCGGCGATCACGTGCGTGATGTTGGCGTCAACCTTGCCCGCGACGGTAAAGGTCAGGCTGTCGGTCTTGCCCTTGATGTCGTTCGCCGTGTCCTGCAGTGCTGCCACGTCGGCAGCCAAGCTCGCGCCCACCGGCGTGCCGATCAGTGCGTTCGTCCCGGCTGCGGCCGTCTCGATGGCCGTCTCCAAGCTAGCCACGTCGGTGGCACGCGCCATCGTGTCGAGCTGAGCATCGAGGTTCGCCGAGGCCATGCCGAGCGCCGTTCGTGTCCCTGAAGCGCTGAGCGGCGCGGTGTAGCCAGCAGTCGCTAGCCGCGAACTCACGTCGGCGTCGATGCGTCCGGTCACCGTGGTGGTGAGCCCAACGTCGGCCAGCGCCGTATCGGCCGCCGCGTTGGCCGCGTTGCCGATCTCGGTGATGTAGTCGGCAGCCGCAGCGGCGGCGGTGATGACGTTCGAGTCCATCGCGCCCACGCTGGCGTCCATGCGCCCGCTGACCAGCGCGGCCGGCAGCCGTGTCTGGATGTCCTGGGTGTCGACCTCGATCGCTTCGGCCTGCGTCTTGAGGGCGGCGATATCCGCCGAGACCGACGCGCCGGCCGGCGCGCCCAGACGCGTGAAGGCGTCGCCCGCCTTGGTGTAGACCTGAACCGTCGCAGGGACGGCGGCGGTGCCCACGAAGGTGAATGCGATGTGCGCGCCGTTGGTTTCGGCCTGCGCGGGCGCATACGAGTGGTAGCCGTTTCCCTCGTGCGTGCAGATCCCGGAACCCACTGAGCCGATGGCTTGCGTGCCGTTGTCGATGGTCACGTAGACGGTGACGGTGCCGGTGAAGGCCGAGCCGTCAGCGGCGGTCACCATCTGCGCGCCGATGCTCTGCCCTGCGGTGTTGATGAGCATGGTCAAGCTCCGATGAGTTGGTTTGCGCCGCGCGCCCACGCGGCCTGAAAGCCGCCGCCGCCGGCCGCACGAATCTCCAAGGCGGCCAGCATCGCCTCGTAGACCGTGCCGGTTTCGTCGAGGTCGGCCCACGGCACCTGGTCGGAGATCGAACTGTCGCGGCGCTGCATTTGGAAGCAGGCCCAGTTCGGGTTGTTCACGTCGAGGATTTCTGTCCATCCGCTGCCCGGCGTCACCGACTGGGTGCCACTCGACACCGATGACACGATGCCCAACACCTCGGACGTGCTGGCCGGCGCCGCGCTCAGCGTGATGGTTTGGGCCCCGCCGCTGCCGGTGTTGGTGCCCGTGGCGGTCGAGCCGGTCGGCGTCGTGGTGTCATAGCCGGTGTAGCTGATTGCCTGCGCGTACAGGCGGTTTGCGTTCAGCACGCCGACGTTCACCGTGACCGTCATCGACACGCCGGTGGTGACCGGTGCGGTCCACACCCTCAAGCCAACTCCCCATCGCGTGGGCGCGGCGCTGAGAACGCGCGAGGTCCAGGTGAGCCCTACTGAGTCCGTGATGCCGAAGCTCGAACCCTGCAGCCCGCCGTTGCTGCTTTGCACGGCAGCGCCGACCACCACCAACAGGCTGTTGTCGGGCGGTGTGAAACTCCCCGTCGCTACAGACGAGACGCCGACCCCGGTGGCAAGGCTCTGGACGGTGCGCGCGAGTGGCATCGCTTAGAGGGCGCAGACGCCCGTCGTGGCATCGGCTCCGATGCGATACACCGTGCCCACCTCGGTGGCGCCGGCGTAGACCTGCACGGCCCGGCTGTGCTGGTGGGCCACGGCCAGGCACACGACGTTGTCACGCACCGCGGCGCCGCTGTCGGGATCGTCACCGGTGCCCACCGAGCGGTCGGGGATCACGATTCCGAGGTGCTGCGTGTCGCGGGCGCGCCGGATCACGTTGCGCTCGACGACCACGCCGGGCGCCGAGGTCATGCAGATCGAGCACAGGCCGAGGTTCGTGATGGTGTTGCCGCGCACCACCACATTGCGGAACCACTCTGCCGAGTCATAGCCCGGATTGATGCTGATCCCGTAGCAGCCGCCGTCGCTGTCCACCTGCGTGATCGTGTTGCCTTCAATCAGCAGGCCGTCCCATTGGCCGTGCACCGTGAAGTTGCCACCGGTGCACACGCCGTTCACCACCGAGTTGTTGATGAACCGGTTGTTGCGCACCACGCCGTTCGTGCCGCGCCCGCCGAGGTAGATCGCGTGCTCGAAGGTGCTGCCGGTGAAGTTGTTGCCCTCGAAGGTGTTGCCCTCGACCAGCAGGTCGTGCGCGTCGCCGAGGATTCCCATCTGCGAGTTGCGGCTGATGACGTTGTTGCGGATCACGATGCCGGCGTTCCCACGCTCGCCGGCATTGCCCATGTGGATGCCCAGCGCGAAGCCGGTGATCTCGTTGCTTTCGATGGTGACGTTGCGCACCTGGTTGCGCAGGTGGAAGCCCCATGAGCCGGTCGATGCAGATCCGTCGAGCCGCAGGTTGCGGAAGGTGTAGCCGCCATCGAGCGTCAGGTCGTTGAAGCGGCCGAACTGGAAGGCGTAGAAGGTGCCGCCGGCACGCAGCAGCGGCGCCGGGCCCGTGCCGTAGGCGTCGAACACCAACGGGGCTTCAGGCGTCGCGTTGGGGTTCTGCAGTTGCACGTTGAAGCCGGCCCATGCCCCGCCGCGCACGAACAGCACGCGCGCACCAGCCGGCAGCGCGTTGACATCCAGGCCGACCAGCGTGCGCTTCGGCGCGCTCGGGCTGGTGCCGGCGTTGGCGTTGTCGCCCGGCACGCAGCCTGCGGCGGCGCCTGGCTGGCAGTCGGACAGGTACACGGCTGGGCCGGTGCTGTCCGGCGGCGGGGGGGGCGGCGCCGGCGGCGCGGCCACGGTCGAGAACAGCACCTCGGTGATGGTGCGGCAGCCGTAGCGCTGCACCAGCGGCGTGGCCGTGTTCGTCGCGCGCGCTGCGCTCGCCGCGGCACTTGCAGCGGTCAGGCACTCGGCCTCGGTGGCGTTCTGGCTCAGGCGCGCGGTGCCCTGGTAGAGGTCGTGCGTGCCTCGGTTGACGGTCTCGGTCGTGACCTGTGCAGTGGCAGCCATGACGACGGCCAGCAGGGCGAGCGAGGTGGAGAGTTTGCGGAGCATGGAAGACCTTTCGATCTGTGGTTGAGGCATGGGGTTACTCGACCTCGGCGCCTTCGATCAGGCCTTCGGCGTTCGTCAGGTACTTGAGGCGCTTGGGCCCCTGCTTCATCGACGCCATCTCGGCGGCCACCGCCTGCTTGACGATGTCGCCGATGATTTCGAGCGAGCGCGCGCGGTCGTCGCTGACGGCCTTGGCCTCTGCGCGCGCGGTTTCCACTTGGAGTTGCTGCTCGACCTGCTGCTGCTGCATGGCGAGCTGCTGCTCGGCCTGGGCCTTGGCGGCTTCCATGGCCTGGCGCTCGCGCTCTTCGAGTTCTTCGGCGCTTGGCACCACCTCGTCGACGGGCAGTTCCATCGCGCTGGCAACCTCGCGCAGCAGCGCGGCGCGGCCCTTGTTCCCGATGATCGCCATGTCGATCGGGTTGGCCGTCATGCCGAGGAACTGCGTGCGGCGGGCCTGGGCGCTTTCCTTGATCAGGATGGCCGCAGCACCACGCGGCACGATGATGCAATCGCCCTTGATGCTCTCGTCGTCGTTGTAGAGCATCTCGTTGACGAAGGCCATGCCGATGGTCGGCGCGATGACCCGCATGTCGATGTTGCCGATGGCGCGACGCAAGCCCTTCGCGGCGTTGTTCATCAGCATGGCCAGGCCGCTGGCCGTGTCCCCTGCCCCGGCCGCCTCGCCGTTGCCGTAGGTGTAGCGCGGCACACCGGTGGCGTCGTCGGCGCGCTGCTCCCACTCGGCATAGACGCGCATCAGCTTCTCGGTGTTGTCGTTGGGCTGGAAGAAGCCCACGCCCGGGTTCACGCCCTGCGTGGCGTCGCTCTTGAGCTGCCACATGCGCCACGGCGTGACTTCCATCGACTGCTCGCCGTCGGCCAGGCGGTCCATGTGCACCCAGCCCATCGGCCCCGAGGCGGCGCCCATGTTGTCGGCCACGGCGCAAGCGGCGGCGTTGCACATCTGCTGGTGCACGCCGCACAGGTCGGGGATGCTCCGGCCCCAGAACGCGCCGGGAATCTCGTCGTAGCAGGCCTTGCGGTAAGGTCGCTGGCCCAGCGGGTCGGGGTTGAGCGCGCAGTAGATGACGAAGCGGCCGACGATCAGCACGTTGACTTCGTAGTCCTTGTCCGGCTCCATGTCCTCGCGGACGCCCCAGCTCATGAGCTTCCACCCGGGCACGCTGCCCCAGTAGTTCAGGGCGTCGATCACGCCCGGCGGCGACATGAAGAGGTAGGTGGTTTCCTTTTCCAGCCGCTGGCGCTCGGCCTCGGTCCACAGCCAGCCTTCGAGGTGGCCGTTCGTGTATTCGAGCAACGCCTTCTCGATCTCGCCGTCTTGATAGCCGGGCATGCCCTTGAGCGCATGCAACTCGTTGCGCCAAAAGCGCATGCGCTCCACGAAGTCGCCGGTCTGGCAATCGACGGAGCCGACGGATGGATACACGTCGAAGGGCGACACCCGCTCCCAGCTCTGCGCCGGGTTGTCGGACACCTGCGGCGTGAAACCTGCGCCCCAAGAAAGGCGCTTGTGACGCTGGTAGATCGGGCCCTTCAGGATGGCCGCCGGGTAGGTGACAAAGTCCTCGACGAACTCGTCGATGGCCTGTTCCCAGCCACCTTGCGCGAGGCGGTCGGCGATCACGCGCTCCATGCGCTTCGCGCGCCGGTCGGCCGTCTTCTTCAGCTCGGCCTCGGCCTCGGCGCGCAGCTTCTCGCCCAGCTCGGCCACGGTGGCGCGGAAGTCCGAGCGCTCCATCACCACGCCGGCCTTCTCGGCCATGTTCTGCATCACCTGCACGGCCTGCTGCACGGCCTTGGCGACGACGCCCTTCTTGATCGGCAGGGGAAGGTCAGGCAATGGGGTGGGCGACACAGCCCAGGGGCGTTCGCCCGCCGGCAGCACGATTTCGCGGATCCACGCGGAGGCCCCCCGGCACTTCGTCTCGGTGAGGTCGGCCCACACGATGTTCTGGCCGCCGTTAGCCTGGATGATCGAAAGCGCCTCGGCGCTGTACTCGCCGCGCCGTGCCCGCAGGCAGTTCAGCATGCGGCGCTCGATCTTCTCCTTGGCGAGCTTGTTGTTTGCCCACGCCCGGCGGACGTGTCCAGCCAGGGCGGTTTCAGTTTGGGGATCGTCCAGCGTGCGGAACTCGGGCACGGCCTGGGCCTCGCGCTGCAGCAGTTGCTGCAGGCCGAGCTGGCGCACAAGGGGGTTCACTGCCATGCGGGGTTGCCTCGATCGGTTGGCCGACAAGGCGTGCCCGCGTTGGGCATCTTGCGCAGAAGGGGAGCATCAGGCGCTGGCGCGCCCGGGGTTGCTGGGGCTGGATTTTGGCGGCTCGCGGGTGGCTGGGCAAACGCGGCGACATCCGCGCTTTGCTCCAGATGACTTGCCGGCGCCGCACGGGGCGCGCCTTCGCTGTGTGCACCTTCCGGTCGATCAGTTCGGCCACGAAGCTGAGGGCCAAACTGTCGGCGCGGTCCGGGCTCTTGCCGTGGTTCTTCTTCGCATCCTTCTTCGACTCCAGCTGAATCCGGAACAACCCGTCATGGAAGTAGTCGAGCGACGTCAACTCATCCGCAAGGGTGTCGTCGTCTGGGATCTCTCCGTGAGCGAGCCAGTCCTTCATCGTTCCCCAGCACTCGCTGCGCTGGTTGAAGTACTTCTTGTCATCCTTTGCCGGGATGCTCCACATGACCGGGATCAGCAAGGGCAGGGTCGGCGCGCGACGAAGAGCGCTGTCGAGGTCGGCGCCGTTCCCGTTGGCGTCATAGGCGATGCAGGCAATGCCCGGGTTTTGCTGCACAAGCTCGACAATTCGGCTGCATAGCTCGGGACCGTCAAAGCCCGAAAGGGCCACCTGGAAGTGCACCTTCAGCCCCTGGCGAAGGGTGATCACGCTCCAGTCATCGCCGAATCGCGCAGGGTCCACAGAAAGGATCTTCTGATGCGCTTGATACGCCATGCGCGGCACCTTGCGGAGGCGCGCCGCCTCCACAACCTCGGCGCCGATGAAGTTCGAGAACCCGGCCCGGGGCGCGAGCCCACGCACGTGCACGCGCACGTAGTCGGAGTCGAGTCCGTAGTCTTCGATCCACGCGTTGATTTCTGTGAGGTTCGCGAAGCTCACTTCCCGCGCATCGACGCGCCAGGTCTTCCAGCGGCTGGACCGCGTCGTGATCTTGTGGAAGGTGCCGCTCGTTCGCGTGTGGTTGCCGAACACCGCCCAAATGATCTGCGTGTTCGCCTCGGTCATCGAGCCCTCGGTGAACTCCCAAATGGAGTCGGGGATCGGGCTTGCCTCGTCGAAGAGGTACAGGGCGCGCTTGCCCTCGTTGTGTGCACCTGCGATGGCCTCGGGCTTGTTCTCAGCCCAGGGCACCGCGTCGATGCGCCAAGTCTTGGAGTGCTTTGGATCGGCCGAATAGATCGCGGTGGCCGTCAGCACAAACAGTTCTTTGGCGATGAACAGCTGGTGCCACTTCGCCAGCTCTGCCCATGTCTTCGTTCGAAGCTGGGTCTCCGTGTTGGCCGTGACGCTGCCGCGCGTGTCTTCGAAGGTCGCAATGGCCCACAAGATCAGCCACGTCACGAGGGCAGACTTGCCGACGCCGCGCCCGGCGCTGACGGCAGTTCGCACCACCGCCCCCAGATCACCCCCCGCGCGAAGCTGATCACCGATGTAGGTCAGCACCTCGATCTGCCACTGCTCGGGCCCTGTCTTCCGCGCGAGGTTCGTACCCTCCTGCCCCCACGGAAAGGCCCACAGCACAAACCCAAGCGGGTCGAACTCGAACTCGGCGAGCTTGTCGAGTACTTCGTCGATGGGGTCGGTAGCAGCTTCGGTCATTGGAATGGACGTCGGGCTTTCACCGACGGCACCGAGGCCCGTACAGCCTCAGCTCTGGCCGCTGTGGCAACAGCGGCCCATTCGCAGCGCTGGCGACGAATTACCGGAGAGTGGTCTGGCGCATCACCTGGCCAGCGGGGGCGCACGAGTACTCGGCCGGCGTCGGCTCGGGGTAGCCCACGGCGAATTTGCGCTGGGCGGCCGGCGCGCAGTCGATGACGCGCTGGCTGCGATTCAGCCCGGTGCGCTCGCTCTCGCTGCGGGTCTGGCCGATGCCGGTGCACTGGGCGCGAAAGCGCACAGCGCTCGGGGGGTGGCAGGTCTTCATGGCTTCTGTTCCTTCCGCTTCTGTTCACGTTTGGCCTTCAGCCGGTCGGCGATGGCTGACGCCAACGCGTTGACGCCCTCGTCGGGCGACTTGACCAGCTTCTTGTGCTCAGCCAGAAGTCTCAGCGCAGGCATGGGATCGCGCAAACGTACCTTGCGGGTCTCGCCCACCTTCACGCGGCTCTTGCCGGTACCGGAGAACTCTTCGTAGACCTCGACGCCGGCCACGGCCGCCGCTGCTTCCATGTCGAGTTCGTGCGGGCTCAGCAGGTTGCCTTTGTCGTCGTAGAGACCGTGCACGCTTGAGCGCGCGATCATTGCGGCGCGCGCCAGCACCTCGTCGACCTCCATATGCAGGCGCTTGAAGCGCTCGGACATCAGCTCCTTGATGCGGGCCTGGATCACCGGCTCATTGAACAAACGCGAGGCGGATTGCTTGGCGCCCTGGGCTCCGAAGCCTGCGGCGATGTAGGCCCCGGCCTGGTCGCGCAGGCCGCGTTTGATCAGTTCCAGGCAGAACAGCTCGTGGCGGTCGGTGAAGATCCCGAGCGGCTTGCGCTTCCTCTTTTCGGCCGGCGGCTTGTCGGCCTTGCCCTTCACTGCAGCCATCGCTTTTCGCTCGGCAGCATCAGGTCGCGGCTCATCTTCGTGTTGATGGCCTTCGTGACCTTGGTGTTGAAGTCCAGGATGATCCGCTGCACCGCGGCGCACACGCTGGTCCAGTTCGTGACGTGGATGTCGGGGTGGTCAGGGCCGCCCTGTTCGAGTAGCGACTGGATCACGGCGGTCACGTAGTCCTTTGCGGCATCCAGCGTGGGCGTGATCGGCTTCGGTGTGTCCCAGCCCACCACCTTGGTGCTTCCGCTGGGCAGGAAGATCATGAACCCGCCCTGCTCCACCCGCTCGGTGCCTTCCAGCTCGATTAGCGAGCAGCGGCCTTTGCCAGGGTGGCGGGGGTGCAGGCCGTCGTTTCGTTCGTTGTCCATGTCGGTTCCTTCAGGCGTCGATCCATTCAGCCTTCTTCAGGCGCTTGGTGTGTGCGCCCAGCTCCAGCACCTTCGACGACAGGCTGCCGTAGTCGTGGCAGACGACCCAGCGGCCGCTGTTCGAGTCGTCGGCCGCAATGCCCCAGTTCGTGCGCTTGAGGTCGTTGCACCAGGCCGGCACGCGCTCTGGCAGCTCGTTGAGCCGCACGGGCTGCGTGCGCTCCATGACCAGGATGTGGCCGTTCGGGCTGATCCATTTGCACTCGGCGAACCAGCGCGACGCCTCGGTGCCGACCACCTGCTGCCAGATGGCCCATTCGATGATGTTCTCGAAGCTACCGGTGCGCTCTTCCACCTTGAGCACGACATCGGGACGGATCGTGCACGCGAAAACCTTGCGGCTGCACCCCTCGCCGATGAGGTCACCGCACAGCAGGTTGAATGCTTCTTCGTAGGCTGCGCTCATTGCGGCTTCAACTCCCCGGATTCGTACTTCTCGCGCTGGTCGAGCGCGTTGTGGATCCACAGGCCGGGCGTCTCGTCGTCCTCGACCGGTAGACACCAGCAGGTGCGGAGGGCGTCGTGCTCGCGCAGGTCTCCGATGGGCACCACGTGGCACTCGTTCATAGCTGGGCGGCCTCCTGCCAGATCTCGTCGTGCCTTGCGCCCTTCCAGCCTGGCAACCAAGGCCCACCCAGCGTGAAGTGCGCGATGGCCGGATTGGGTGGCTTCGGCTGCTCGCCCACCAGCCAGTTCCATTCGTGCGACAGCTCGCCGATCTCGCTGTCGTGCAGCCAGTAGAAGGCGTGCAGGTCGCGTCCTGGCCGCGTGTTGACGTCGTGCAGCGTGAGGCGGCGGTTCGCGGGGTGGTCGCAGTTGAAGAGCATCACGCTCGACCAGTTCTTGCGCCAATAGGCCACCTGCGGTTGCGTGTCCATCTTGAAGCTCTCGCGCGGCTCGTACTGGTGCTTCACCACCATGACGGCCTTGGTCGGGTCGGCAACTTCCAGCAGCCGGTGCACGTCACGCAGAAAGACCACGTCGCAGTCGGTGAACAGGGCCCAGCCGCCGGTGCACAGGATTGGTACGAGGAAGCGGCTTACCGCGAACTCGGTGGACTGGCTGGCGTCGCTCACGAAGTCGTGCATCCAGCCGCGGCGATCCACGGGGCGCCAGAGCAGGCCCTTGATGCGCAACGAGTGCTCGACCAGAGGCTCGGCCTCGATGCCGGACTGCCGGCGCAGGGTCTCGGCCGCCACCTTGTAGGCCGCCTCTTCGCGGCGGTCGTGGCCCATGAAAACGCGCAGGGTCATGTCAGAACGTCCTTCAGGTTCGCCGCCACCTCGTCGACCGAGATGCGCAGCATGGATTCGATGCAGCCGGCGCACTGCTGGCGCGAGCCGCAGGCCTTGCCGGCGTGCCGCAGGTTGCGGTGCTGCGGGTAGCCCGTCACCGTCGGGTCGATGAACTCGGACCACAGCACCACGGCGGGCACGCCCACGGCGGCGGCGGCATGGTGAAGCGCGCCCTCGGTTCCCGCAAACGCGCGGCACACCGACAGGACGGCGGTAGCCTCGCGGAAGGTGGCGGTCTCGACGAACGCGGCGCGATGCACCCTTTGCACGCCACGTGGGCCGCACTGCACGAAGCGCACACCGGCCAGCAGCGGGTGTTCGAGCAGCGCCTCCCAGCGGCGGAACACCCAGGCCTTGTTCGTGTGCGCCTGGGCCTTCACGTTGGGCTCGACCAGCACCATGCCCCGGTACTTCTCGGCGAAGGCCAGTTCTTCAGGCGTGAACACGATCTCGGCCGGCTGCGGCTCGTAGGGCCGCCAGCACCACCGCGTGGCCGCCTTGGCGCTGATGTACGGCCGCGTGCCCGGCGCGTTGACCAGGCGGGCGGCACCGGGCTCGTGCTGGCGCAGGATGTAGGGCAGCCCATCCCACAGATCGGACCACTGCGGCCGGTTGTGGCGATCCACGATCACGACCCTGCGGCCGATGCGTTCGTGCAAGGCACGGGCCTCACCCGCTGCCATGAGCTGGTCACCGATGCCCATTAGGGCGTCTCCACCAGCACGAAGGGCAAGCCCCCGCTGTGCTCGCTGAAGGTGTCCATCCACCACTGAAGCGGCTGAATGGTCACGTGCAGGTTCGTCGTGCCGTCGGGAAAGGTCTTCTTCGCCGGGCGGCAGCACACCGAGGCCCACACGAACTTCTTGGCGTGGCCGAAGAGGTTGGCGACGAAGGCGTCGACGTCGGCCTCGCGCACGTGCTCCAACACGTCCGAGCACAGCACACCGTCGAACTTGCCGTGCGGCTTCTCGTCGTGCTCGGGGAATGCGGGGTCATAGAGCGTCACGTCGAACCAGCGCAGCCCGAGTTCGCGGTGCAGCCGATGCTGGTGACGCCACGCATCGCCGGCACCGCAGCCGAAGTCGAGCAGCGTCTTCGCCTGGTGCTCGCGCACGAGCTTGGCCAGCTGGTCGCGGTGCTGAAGGATCGACAGCCCCCGGAACTGCTGGCCGCCCGCGGCCATCTCGCGGTACAGCGGAATCAACGAATCCATTTCTTGGCCCTCCAGTAGCCGATCCATTCGCCGAGGTGGCCCTCGGTTTCCTCTTCGAGGTTGAAGCCCAGCGAGCGCAGCACCGCGTCGAGGTCGTGCGGCACGTTGTTCGAGCGGCGGTCCACCACCACGGGCCCACCAGGTGGTAGCCGCAGCACCACGAGACGGTCGCAGACGTCTTCGACGAGGCGGCGCAGCGCGGCGCTGGGGTCAGGCAGCTTGTGCAGGATCGAAAGCGCCATCACCACGTCATAGAGCCCCGTCGGCTGATAGGTGCTGAGGTCGCCGACTTCGAACGTGCACCGCTTGTCGCCGATGGCCAGGCGCTGGGCGTCACGCACGCGCTCGGGCACCAGCTCGACGCCGTGCAAACGACTGGCGCCGGCCTTCAGCATCTCCATGCCGATGAGTCCTTCAGCGCAGCCAGCGTCCAGCACCGACAGCGGCCGCCCGCGCTTGGCACACGTGCGGAACTCGTCGACCAGTGGCCGCAAGCCGATCATTTGCTGCACCAGAGTGCGTTCGTGCCCTGCGGCCCGGCCCGTGGGGAACCAGGATCGCGCGTGTTTCTTCGTGGTGGTCGTGCTCATGGGTTCAGCCGGCGCCAGGCGGTGCCGTCCTCCAGTTCGTCAAGGGTGAATTCGTGGTCGGCGAGGACGTTGAGGAAGTGGCGGCGCTCGTCGGGCTCGGCGCACTTGAGGTCGGCCAGGGCGTGGTGGTGGCTGACCATCACGGGCACACCGGCCAGCACTGCCTGCACTGCGGCGGCTGACGTGTGGGTCACGCACATGGCCGCGCCTGCGAGCGCATCGCCGAGCGATTGCAGCGCCTGGGCCTTGTTGCGGTTCCACGCTCGCCATATCACCGGCACCTCGGTCCCTCGCATCAGCCGCTCGCTGGCTTGCAGCCAACCGGGGTCCAGGGCGAGCAGGCGCATGTGCAGGTCGCTCTGCTCGACGAAGAGGAAGGCGCCGTCGCGTGGCTGCCAGTTGCGGCGCCAGGGCTCCCACCTCCAAGGCTTGATGTCCAGGCCCAGCGCCTCGAAGCGCTTGCCGTCCGACGTCCACGCACGCGGGGCTACCTGAAGGCGGTTGCGGGTGACGCGAAAGCGCTGGCCGCGCGTGGCGTCGAAGTAGCTGTTGTCGATGTAGAACCAGGGGCGCGGCTTGCGCGGCGTGAAGCCGGTGAAGTACTGCCACGACGTGGCGTTCGAGTCCTTCACCCCCGCGAACACGACGCCCTCGGCCTCACGCGGCGCACCTGCGACGAACGCTTCGCACAGCCGGCGGCTCTTGTCTTTGCCGGGGACGGGGAAGGCGGTCAGCACGGCACCCCCTCGAACTTCGCGAACCCGCTCGGCGTCTTGCAGTAGCTGCACACCTCGGGCTCGATGGGGGCGCCGCAGTTGCGGCAGTACGCAGCCATGCGGCCCTTGACGATTCGGCAGCCGTCGATCATCACCACGTCTTCACGCGTCAACGCGACCATCGTCAGCCTTTGACCCTCCTCTCGAATCAGGCGCGTATAGGCAAGCGGGTGCAACACCACATGGGCGGGCTCATACCCAGCGGCTCGCTGGCCGGCGATGTAGCCAAGAAGGGCATCGATCAGCACGCCAACACCTCCCGAAACGCATCGCCCCGCGCTACCTCGTCGATGTCCCACATGGCCCAGGCCATGCGCTCGAACATCGGCAGGCGCAGATCCACGGGACTGAGCCCACGACCCACGAGCGTGGCCGCCGGCGCACCGATCCACCCGGGCATGCCGTAGAAGCACCAGCAGCCCATCAGCATCGCCTGAAGGGCCGCGCCGCTCGACCACGTGACGACGGCCGCCGCGTTGGCCAGGTCTTCAGCCAGACTCGGCCCGGTCGTGCTGGTGCCAGGGTGCCGGCGGATGCGAGCGCGCATCGAGCGCGCTGTCTCTGCGGTCCAGTGGTCGGGCGCCCGAAGGTCGGGCTCACCGATGCCGCGTTGCGCCAGCAGCACCGTTTCGCCCATGAGCCCACGCATCGGCGCCAGCTCGACGCCCCAGGATGCCCAGCGCTCGGGGCCGCCTTGTGGCCAGCGGCCGCGCCCGTTGTGGTGGCTGCGCGAGAGGGCGAACCAGCGGCGGCCCTGCCACTGCGCGCCGAGGTAGCCGTTCTCCGCCACCAGCACCGTGGCGCGGGCCTGTTCGAAGCGCTTGGCGTGCGTGTGGTGGGCGCCCATGCGGTTCCAAACCACCAGCACGTCGCCCGGCTTCGGGTCGTCGATGCGGGCGTGCACGGTGAAGCCGCAGGCCTCCAGGCCGGCGGCGAACAGCGCGGCCTCGGCGTGCTTGTTGGGCTGCGCCAGCAGCATGAGGGCGGCGCGGCTCACCGCAACACCTCGCCCAATTCCCCGGTCTCGAACCACTTCAACGCGCTCTCGGGCGTGCAGTTCGTCACCTCGACGTTCATTGCGTGGGCATCCTCTGCCACGGCCTTGAACTTGTGCAGCCACTCCGCGTATTGCTGCACCTGCACGAGCGGCGCCGGGTGCTGGCCGAACCAGTGCGCCCTGCCCTTCACGTCGCGCATGTCGAAGCCCAGTAGCACGATGCGCTTGGCACCGAACAGCACGGCCAGGTTCAGGGCCTGCGCGCCGCTGTTGCCGTTGAGATGCACACGCTCGTCGCCCAGGCCCTTGCGGTCGGTGCTGCGCACGTACCTGCAGCGGTGGCGCTCGGCGGCCGCGCGGTCCCCGGTCCACCACGTGCCGCGGCAGGCCTTCAGCAGCGGCCGGTAGTGCTTCACCGCCAGGTAATCGCCGAAGTAGTGGACATCGGCCCACGGTGCGCGCTCGGCCGTGTTGTTCACCGTGATGACGTGGCAGCGCTGCGCCAGACGTGCTTCGAGCACGAGCGCGAGCTGGTCGTCGCTGAGGCTGGGCCCGCTTGCCACGATGACGGCGGGCACCTGATCCCAGCCGTCGGCCTTGTAGTTGTTCATCGGTTCGGGTGTCCCTTGGTGCGCTTGGGGCGCGGGTTCTTGGATCGCTTGAGGCGATGGCCGACGCTCGACAGGTGCCACTTGCCGCAGCTCGTGCAGCGGTAGGTGCGGCGGTGCGAGCCATCGCGGCGCACGCGCTTCGCGGCCTTCAGGGCAAGCGTCGCGGTGTCGAACCCGGCTTTGCCGAGGCAGTGCGACTCGGGCGGGTTGTTCTCGCCGGTGCGCGAGGGCTGCACGGTGCGGTCGGTCACGGCAACACCTTGCAGACGCGCCAGACGATGCCGCCGAGCTCGAAGGTGTGGCCCGGCCGGATCGTCACGGCGTCGAAGCGCGGGCCCTCGATGGCCATCGTCACGGCGCGCCAGTTGCCGGGGCCCTTGGGCTTGAGGATGAGCATCACGAAACGCCCCGCCAGACGAAGTCGCCCTTGTCCTCGCGGATCGCGGGTTCGGTCTCCACACACGAGCATTCGTAGCCGCTGAGCTTGTCGGCCACGTACCGCCAGAAGTTGCGAACCCGGCCGTTGGGCACGTGGTTGTCCTCCTTGGCGTCGCTGAGGTCGAAGGCAGCGAGCGCGAAAAGCGCATCGGCGCTGGAACAGCGTGCGCCGTTCATGCTTACGCTGAGGTGGTACTCGGGGCCCAGCGGCTTCATTCCTGGCTTGTCGATGGCCACCTCTACCGCTGACAGCGCGAACAGCCCGGACACGTGCTCCCACGGCTCAATGGGATAGCCCAGCGCGGCCAGGTCGGGCGGGCAACGCCACCACGTCGCGCGCTTCCAGCCCGCACCCTGCGGCTGCTTTGGCGTGATGACGGAGTTCATGCCCCCGCCCCGACCAGCTGCTCACCGTCCCAAACCGTGCGGCCGGCGGTGGGCACGGGCAGGGCATCAATCGCCGCCGTTACCGCCTCGATGTCGCCCAACAGGCTGGGCTGCATGTGCGCGACCGCAATCGGCGTGATCGTCACGACCACCCTGCCCTCGCCGTCGGGCTCCTTGCGCCGCTTGTGCAGGTCCCAAATCCACTTGTCGTCGGTGAAGACGATGCCCTGCAGGGCGTCGCTGAGCACCTTCTCGGCGTTCCCGAGGTCGATGCACTGCACGGTGTCATCCCAGGTCTGCGGCTCTTTGCGCGCCCGGCGCGCCCAGTCCTGCGGCCGGTGCGGATACAGGTCGAGCGTCACCGCAACGCGGTGCGGGAACGGCTCAGACAGGCCGATGCCGCTTGCGATGCCGGCGACCGCCTTCCGATACGCCTCGGCCTCGGGCGTCACGTACGTCATCGCCATCGGCTTGCCGGTGTGCTTCGACTTCACGACGCGGGTGGCCCAGTAGCGGTTCGCGCTGATCGGGTACGGCAGGGTCAACACGACGGCGGCGCTCATGCCGGGCACCCACGCACAACGGCCACGACGATGGCGACCATCACGAGGGCGGGCACCGCGACCAGCAGGCCACCCCAGGGCAGGCCATCGACCTCGGGCTTGTCGTCGCTGTCGTCAGCACCGGCAAGACTGCTCGGAACGTGCGGGCACGTGCGGCCCTGGTTGCAGGTGTTGGTGCAGGGTGGGCAGCTCATGCGGCAACTCCGAGGGATGTGAGCCACGTTGCGGCGCGCTTCGGGAGCGTCACGCCGGTGGCCGGTGCGGTGGTGGCGGGGATGGCGGTTTGAGGCAGCAGCGCGAGGGCTCGGACGTCGACGAACAGCGCGCAACCGGTGGGCGACAGGCAGTGGCTGGCGTCGATCTCGTCGCGGAAGTCGTCGGCGCGTGCCTGGCGTCGGGCGCAGCGATCAGCCTGCGGACAGGGCCGCTCGGGGATGCAGCGCGCCGTCAAAAGGGGCAGAGAGTCGCGGCGCTTCATGGCTGCGGCTCCTCGACGCCGAACCCGGCTTCGACGCTCAGTGCGGTGCGCCATGCCGCCTTCTGCGCGATCGTCAGCGACACGCCGCGCGCCTCGTCGTCGCGCAGGGCTCGTGCCCACGCCTTCGGGTCCTTGGCCTCGGGCCGCTTGATGGCGCCGAGCACGCTGGCCACGAACGAGGCATCGACCTTCGGCGCCGGCAGCGCCTTCTGCGCGGGCTCTGGGACGCGGCGGCAGAGCGCGGCGAACTCGGGCAGGTTCGGCGGGCGCTCCGGCAGGTGGTCGAGGCCGTGCGCGATGGCTCGCGGGTTCTGCTGGAAGCCGCGCAGTTCGCGGCCCCACACGGCCTTCAGGTCGGCCACGTGCTGCACCGGATCAATCCCTTCCGGGCATTCCCACTGCCGGTCGAAGGCGGCGCCGTAGAAGCCGCGCATGGTGGTCCAGATGCGCTCAACCCAGGCGTCAGGGAGCGATGAGTCGGGATGGGACATCGACGGTCTCCGGTTCGGTGGTGGGTGGTGCCGTGGGGCGCACGGCGCCGGTCATCAGCCCGGCGGTGGCGAGCTGGCGGCTCTTGCGGTCGGTGGCGTGCGGCAGCGGGCCGTGGTGCACCCCTGCGGCCGCTTCGGCGGCGTCCTGGCGCTGCCCCTGCACCGTGGACAGCACGTAGGCGAAGGGGTCGCGTTTGGTCTTCGCCTTGGCGACGGCGCCGAGGAATTCCGCCTCGGTGGCGCCGGCTTGCAGCAACACGGCGAGCGTGGGGTGGCCGGGGTTCACGTTGCCGACGCCTGCGGCCTTGAGCGCACGGCAGATGCGCCCGGCAGGCGTCGGTTGGTGCCCCACATCGGCCGGGTCGCCGAGTTCGCGCAGCGCGGTATGCGGTGCAGCAGGTGGTGGTGCGTGCTCTTTCTCTTCTTCTGGGTACTGGTGTCTGGTGTCTGGTGTCTGGGTAGCCGTTGCAGGCGTCTCAGGTGCCGTATCAGGTCGCGTATCAGGTGCCGTATCAGTTGCGGCAGCTGATACGCGTTTCACGTCGATGCCGTTTCGCTCCGCAATCTGTCTCAGCTCGGGGGTTTTGACGTTCCATGCGGCCTGCACACCCACTGTGCGAAGCGCATCAAACAGCGCAGCGCGGACAGCGCGATGCCGCTTCAGGCGGGTGTCCTTGTTCTGTCGGCGCTCTTCGCGCTCGGGCTCGCCGGCCTGGTACGCCTCGATCTCGGCGTCGCAGCGGGTTTGATGCCAGCCGTCTTCACGCAAGTCGAAGAACTCGTGCAGCACCGTTTCGACGGCCTCACGCTCTTCCTTCGTACGCGCACCGATCAGCCGCTGCGTGGCCTTGATGTCGGCCGGCAGCGGCTTCTCCGTCGCGTAGTACTTGCGGATGAGCCGGCTGTAGGCGGCGTCCTCGACGAACGACAGGTGACCGGTGGCCTCGGCGTAGTCGCCGAGGTGGTGCTCGTAGTAGTTCAAGCGCACCCCCTCGACATCAGTTGTCGGATGCGCGCCTTGTCCGCTGCGCAGCGCAGGCGCTGGCATTCGCAGCAGGACGCGTTGCGCGTGTACCTCTCGGCGACGTGGCCGTGCACACAGGGCTTTCCGTCTCGATAGCGCGAGCGGCCTTCAGACGCCGCTCGGGTGCGCAAGTCCACCTCAGCCGGCACGAGGGGTGCGGGGAGCGTGGTTTCAGTCATTCGCACAGTCCGTAGGCGCTTTCGCAGGCCTTCGGCTCCTCAGAGATGCGGATCCAGTCCAGCGTCTTGCCGCCCTGACCGGTTTGGCTCCAGCCGACGACGTTGTGGATGCCGCGGCGGTTCAGGTGGGCGTCACGGTGCGGATCTGGGAAGAAGCTCGCTTCCTGCTGCTTGGCGGCGAGCGAGACGGCCACTTCCCAATACGCGATGCGCTCGATGTGGTTGGGGAAGCGCTTCGAGATTTCGAGCACTTCGTCTTTCGAGGCGTTGACGCACGGCATGCAGCCGACGCGCGTCATGCCCTGGCGATAGAGCGGGTTCGGGTCCAGGCCGACGATGCGGTGCGCCTCGAACACGTCCGACGCGGTCCAGCGCAGGATCGGTCGGTAGTTGTAGAGACCACCTCCCGCGACTTCGAAGAGGCGGTCGCACGCCGGCACGTTGGCCGTGCAGGCGAGGCGAGACCGGCGCGCTTCGCTCTCGTCGATGCGGACGCCTTGCCAAGCCCAAACGGCTTCGCACTCACCGCGCTCGATGAACCCGAGCTGGTGCTCGACCAGCGGTTTCGTCTTCAGAAACTCGGTGCAGAACTGCGCGCGGCGCGACGGGAATCGACCTTTCCAGAGGCAGAGGTCGAGGAAAGGGTTGCCCGTGGGCACAAGCGCGGCCACGGCGCGATCCACGTCGGCCTGAGACAGGCCCTCGGCTGGCCAGTGCTCGCGGATGTACTCGCGCCGGCGCAGCACTTCGGCGGTGAGGTCCGCCCGCAGCGTTACGACCTCGATGCCAAGGTGCCGAGCCATGTACGCCAGCCACTCCGGGGTGCTCTCGTGCTCGTTGCCGGTGTCGCAGAAGGCGAAGCGCAGCGACTCCCGCGGCTGGGTTTCGAGTGCGAGGATGGCCGTGGCAGCGCTGTCCTTGCCACCGCTGATGCTCACGCAGTGAATGATCGTCACGCTGCGACCTCCGCGAACAGCCCGCCATGCGACTGCGCCAGAGCGGCACTGCATGCGGGGTTGAGCCAGACGACTTCGGTGCGCATGCGTGCACGGTCGGCAACGTGGCTGCGCTGATGCCGCTCCCAGCCCTTGAACAGTGCTTCGTACAGGCCACTCGGATAGCCCGACACGACCACCATGCCGCTGCACGCATGCAGTTGCGCCGCCAGTGCCTCGTGCTCCGCGTCGGTCATCTCGAAGCGGTATCCGTTGGTCGTGCTGCTGCCCTTGGACAGGGCAGAACGCGTGCTGTGCACGTATGGCGGATCGCAGTAGATCAGCGTGTTCGGTGCGTCCATGCGGCGGATCACCGGGAGCGCGTCGTCGCTTTCGAGCAGTACTCCCGCCAAGCGCGCGCGGAAGTCGTCGATCGACTCTGGCCAGGTGCGCCACTCGGCCGACGGCAGGGCTCGACCATCGGTCAGGCGCGATCGAAATCCCGTGCGCGTTGTGCGGCAGGCCGAGTCCGACCCATGCCCCATGAACGAGCGAACAACCAGCCGATGGGCGGCATCAATGCGATCGGTCGGTTCCCCGAACGCCCACTCCAACTCGGCGCGGGCGTACGGCGTCAAGGCGGCGCGGCGCTTCAGCTCGGCGCCAGCCTCTGGATCTCGCAGTACTCGGAAGAATTCAACGATGCGATCGTCGCGGTCGTTCAGACATTCGGCCGGCACGCGTGGCTTGAGCAGCAACACGGACGCCGCGCCGCAGAACGGCTCGACGTAGGCTTGGTGCGGCGGGAAGAACTGCAAGATCCACGGGGCCAGCCGGAACTTGCCGCCGTGGTATCGAAGCGCGGGGCGGGTGACGGTCACGCTGCAACGTCCTCAAACAGCACCGGCTGCTCAAGCTGCTGGTTCAGCCACTGCAAGCGCTGGCCGATCTGCATGCCCTGCATGGGTTGGTGAACGGTGCACCACGCCTCGACCAGCGGCACCCACCCCGCGTAGTCCTGCCCGGCCAGAAGCGTGATCTCCAGGCGGTCGGCGCCGTAGAAGGTGGTCAGCGCGTCGATGTCCATCGCCACGCTTTTCGCCCACGCCTGCCGCGCCTCTGGCTTCAGCGAGGCCATCGCGCAGTCGTAGGGCGCGAGCTGGCTGTCGGGCTTGATGAGGCCATACGCGGCCGACAGCACATGCCAGTCGTGGCGCTGCTGGCTGGCCCACTGCGCGGCCTTGCGGAACAGCGCCGAGCGATAGAGCTCGCGTGCCGGGGCAATACGCCCCAGCTTCTCGGCGCAGCAGCCGATAAGGGTTAGGTGGTGGGTCTTCATGCGCCGCTGCCCCCATCAACACCCAGGTATTGCCGCCAGCTCTTCCACCCCTCGGGCGTGATGAAGCCCCAGCTGCGGCGCTTGCGGCCGACGATCCACAGCGTGCGGGCCGGAGTCCCCCCGACGGGGATCACGAGGCGGTGCGATGCCTCGGCGCGCCGGTAGACGACAGCGCCCGGCCCACGCCAGTGGATGCCGAAGGCGGCCAGCAGTTCGCGGTCGGCCGGCTGGGCGAATGGCACGAAGTGCAGCAGGCGACCGTAGAACTCGGGAAAGCGCACGCCCGCCTCGGGAGGCTCGCAGACCTCCCAGTAGCCGCCGTCCAGCACGACGCTGATGCTGTTGACCGGGTGATCGTGGCGCGCGCGGTCGTGGTCGCTGCGCAGAATGGTGTGGGCGCGACAGGCCGCGCGCTCGGTCAGCCACGCGTGCAGGCGCCCCAGCGTGCGCCCGTGCCACGTCGGGTTGCCGGCGTTGCGTGCCGCGCTGTGATAACCCAGCACCCAGCCCCGCTGCATGTAGCCGTCGAGGTGGAAGTACGGGCGCCGCATGGCCCATGTGTGCAGGCGAAGCAGCGGCTTCAGGGTGAAGGTGGGCAGCTTCATGCGTTCCCCCCGGTCTGCGTCAGCAGCGACAGCACAACCTCGCGATTGCCCTGCTCGATGTTCGAGCTGACAAGATCCATCGCCATGGCGGGCGTCATCTTTCGCTGGTCTTGCAGCGCGATGAGCTGACCCACGCAGTGCGACATGACGGCGAGCAGTTCGTCGGCCTGCAGCGTCGCACCGTGCGTGCGCATGGCCTCTTCCAAGGCTTTGCGAAAGGCCAGGTGCAGCGCGTTGGGCGCCGAGTTCTTCATGGGGGTGTTCATGCCGCGATCCCCCCGCCGGCCAGCACGCGCTTGAGGGCGACGTTCTCCTCGCGCAGCAGCCGGTTCTGGCGCTCCAGCTCGGTCTCGACGCGGCGCATGCTGCTGAGGTCATAGCCGCGCGCAAGGTTCATCCACAGCAGCGGCGCGTCGTTGCCGCACACGTCCATCAGCGCCGTGAGCTTCGGCCAGACGATGCCCTCCTTGCCGTCGGTCCAGCGGGAGAACTGCGCCTTGTCGGTCTTCAGTTCCTCCTGCACCTGCTTCGGGGTGAGGCCTGCGACCTTCGCGCAGAGGTCGATGGAGCCGCCCAGCGACTGTTCGCGGGCGATCTCTTGCAGCGTGACCTGCGAGGGGAAACCTAGTTGGTGCACAACGCTTCTCGATTCATTTGAGAGAGGTTGAGAGGCACGGCCGGGCAAAACTGAAAGCCATGAACAAACTGCCACCACCGGATGAATGGGCCCGCGACAAACTGCGGTTCGTGCTGCGGCTTGCGCTCAAGCGCTGGCTCTTCGAAATCGAGCTGCTGACGCGCGAGGCGGGGCTGTGAGG